CGAGAACGCGCAAACCCGCAAAATTATCGTTTTTGGGTTTTGATGGGGCACTTCGATCGGTGTAAGCTCACGGGTGAGGGCTGGACCCGATACCCATAGGGGTATCCACGTTTTTGACGGAGGTAGATCGGTGAAAAGGAGCGGACGATGATCGCGAAGGACTTGGAGACTCTGGGGGTTCCGTTGAAGGAGCTCAAGCTTCAAAAGGGGAACGCTCGGGTGGGCGACGTCGAGGCGATCAAGCGATCGTACGAACGGTTCGGTCAACGTAAGCCGATCGTGGCTCACAAGAAGACGAAGACGATTCTCGCGGGGAATCACCAATACCAAGCGGCGCAAGCTCTCGGGTGGGAGAAGATCGCTGTGGTTTGGGTTGACGACGACGAGGAGACGGCGAAAGCGTTCTCGATCGCGGACAACCGGATCGGACAACTTGGCGAGTGGGATCTCGAGAGTTTGGTCTCGGTCCTGGACGAGTTGGATCCGAACGAGTTCGAGACTCTTGGCTTCTCGGAAGTCGAGGTGGAGGACTTTCGAGCTCTTCTCGACGAGTCCAAGATGGAAGAGATTGTCGTGATCCGGAAAGACGACGAGAACTCTTCGGAGGTTGACGGGTCGAACTACAAGAAGGACGTCTCGTATCAAGAGTATCTCGAGAAATACGGGAACCGGGGAGTGCGCTCGGTTATCTTGTATTACCCAAATGAGGAGTATGGGAGAATTGTGGAGGACTTGAAGACGGTCGGCGAGTTGCTCGGGAGTCCGGACAACGCGCAAACGGTCGAGTTACTTGTAAAGGAGAAGTTGAAAAATGGGTGAGTTGAAAGAGTTCTCGGTAAAGCGGGTTATGTCCTCCGACGAGGCGACCGAAGTCGTGGGTAACGGAGTCCCCGATTTTGAACCGGACGTGAACGAGGCCGGTATCTATCGGGACGCCGACACCGGCGAAGCTGTGTTTCTCTACGTCCCGTTCGCGGGTTCGGTCACCAAGCTCCGCCGCGCTGTCCTTGGCGTTGGAATGTCGACAATACTTCGCTCCGGAGGGAGCCGATACAACTCGCGATCGTTCGGGTTCACGAACCGTAACGTCATCCTCAAGCGGGAGTCCTGCTCTCCGACTTCTCTCGCTTGGGACGAACCCGAGGCGCAGATGATCCTCAACGAGACGGCCGAAGTCCTTGGCGGTCAACTTTACGAAGCTCTCCCCGAGGTCCACGAGCAAGATCTCACGAAGATCGAAGCGGTTCTCCCGGAGTGGCGAATGACGGAGAATACGTTGTGGACCACAGGCAACATCAACCAATCGAGCGCGCTCCCTTATCACCGCGACGGAGCAAACTTCGACACTTGGACAGGTATGCCGGTTGTGCGTCGAGGAATGAACGGCGGACACCTCCATATACCCGAATATGACGTCACTCTAAATTGTAGGGACGGTTGGGCGCTCTACTTCAACGGACACTTCCTCGTTCACGGCGTCACGCCTATGAAATCGAGAACGAAGGACGCGTACCGTTACTCGATCGTGTTCTACGCGAAGCGCGGTATGAAAGATTGTCACACGTACGCGGTCGAAGTTGGCGAAGCTAGGGCGAAACGGAAAGAGCGCGAGCTCTCCGGATTGAACCTCACAATCGCGGACGCGACAACGGGTGGGACCGATCGCCGGTGGTAGGGTCGGTATATGCCAGCCGGACGACCAGCTAAACCGACGGAGCAGAAAAGACTACTCGGTAATCCGGGGAAGCGCGCTTTACCGGCCGCTCAATCGGTCGAACTTCTCCCAATGGCGGAGGAGGCACCCGAGCCTCACCGTCCGCTCTTGACTTACGGCCGCGAACTTTGGGATCGGGTGTGGAGATCTGGGATCTCTTGGATCTCTCCCGATACGGACGTCGAGCTTCTCTTGATGACTTGTGAGATGGTGGACGAGCGGTGGAACCTCCGTATCAAGGTTATGTCTTCGGACAATATGGCTATGGCTCGTAGGCTTGACAACCTCACGCGGCTAATTGTCGGGAACTTGTCTCTCTTGGGCTTCTCTCCCTCCGATCGCGCTCGTCTTGGAGTCGCTGAAGTGAAACGGATCTCCAAGATCGAAGAGCTCCGCCGTCGTCGTGACGAACTCTAGCTCTTGGCCTCCGACTTGGCTCACCGGAGACTCTGACACGAACCCGACCGGCGAGGGAGATCTCGTCGTGGACTTCGCGGAGACTTTTGGGATCGTCACGAAGGACTCGGTCGCGGGGAAGACCGGAGATCCGCTTGTGCTCCGAGATTGGCAGAAAGCGCTAGTGCGGTCGATATTCCAATACGACGAAGCCGGCCGAGGGCTCAAACATCGCGTGAACCTCGTCGGTATGCCTCGAAAGAGCGGTAAATCGGCGCTGGGATCCGTTCTCGCGCTGTATTCGCTGATTGTCGGACCGAAGGGAGGGGAGGTATATTCTGTGGCCGCTGAGAAGGAGCAAGCGCGTATTGTGTTCGCCGACGCTAAGCGGACGGTCGAGGCTTCCGAAGAACTCTCGGGGATAACACGGTTATACCGGGACGCGATCGAAATGCCGGAGCTTGGATCGGTGTATCGGGTTCTGTCGGCCGAGGCGTACAGTAAAGAAGGATTGAATCCTCACTTCGTCCTCTTCGACGAGTTACACGCACAGCCGAACCGGGAGCTCTTCGACGTTATGTCGCTCGCGATGGGCTCGCGCGGTCCTCTCGCCACTTTGGTAGCTATCACCACCGCTGGTCAAAAGTCAGACTCGACCGGCCGCGACTCGATCGCGTATTCGCTTTACAATTACGGGAAGGCAATCTCTCGGGGCGAGGTCGAGGACGACTCGTTCTTTATGGCTTGGTGGGAAGCGGACGGCAACTTCCGATCCGAGGAGACGTGGCGGACGGCGAACCCAGGGTTCGGAGATATCTCGGATCCGGCGGACTTCGTCTCGGCGGTCCGGCGAACTCCCGAGGCAGAGTTCCGGACGAAGCGTTGTAATCAATGGGTATCGTCTCAGTTGGCGTGGCTTCCGAACGGGTCGTGGGACGCTTGTGCGGCGGAGTTCGAGCCGAGTCCGGACGACGAGATTGTTCTCGGGTTCGACGGATCCTTCTCGGGGGACGCTTCGGTGATCGTCGGTTGTGTTGTTCCAAAAGAGAAGGACGATCCGGCGCGCTTGTTTCTGGTCAAGGCTTGGGAGAAGGATCTCGAGAAGGACGGCGACGAGTGGCGGGTCGACATTGCGGCGGTCGAGGACACTCTCCTCGAGTTCTGTCAAAAGTTCCCGAGGGTGAGAGAGATCGCTTGTGATCCCGCTCGTTGGCAAAGATCGATGGCGGTATTAGCGGATCAAGGACTCCCGATCGTGGAATGGCCGTCGAGCTCTCCGGCTCGAATGGTCCCGGCTTGCGCTAAGTTCTACGACGCTGTGGTTGAAAAAAGGATCGAACACGACGGGAACGGAACTCTCGCTCGACACTTGGACAACGCGGTTGTGAAGACCGATCGGCTCGGGCCAAGGATCGTGAAGGAGAATCGACAGTCTCCGCGAAAGATTGACGCGGCCGTAGCCGCTGTGTTAGCCTACGACCGCGCCACAGTCGCTAGAATGGAAGAAGTAGTTCCCCAGTTCTTCGCGTGAGGTAATATGTCCACAACACTCCAACTCGTCGGCGCGGCCGCGATAACTCTCGGCGTGACTCTCTTGTCTCTGCCGATCGGGATCGTCGTCGGCGGCGTCTTCTTGATTCTTGTCGGCTTCTCGTTAGGACGATAGATGGTATTCAACAAGCTATTCGAGGAGCGGTCAATCTCGTACCAAAGCGTGTTCGAGTCCGGGGACGATCTTCAGTTCGGAAACTTGTCCGCAACCTACGTCACCGACGACAACGTCTTCCAGGTGAACGCGGTATTCTCGGCTGTCTCTTTGATCGCTGACACGATCGCGACTCTCCCGCTCGACGCTTACCGTCGTCGGAACGGAACGCGTCTCCCTCTTCGTCCGAAGCCGGCGTGGGTTGCCCAACCGGACGTGGATCTTCCCCGCGTCGCTTTCTACAATTCTTTGATTGTGTCTTTACTTCTCGACGGGAACGCTTTCGTCCGAGTGTTCTCGAACTCGTCCGGACAGATCTCGAACTTGTCTGTGTTGAACCCGAGGAGCGTGAAGATTGAACGTTCGGGCGTCGGTCGGTTGATGTTCCAAGTCGAGGGATCTCCCCGGCCGCTGACTTCCGAGGAGATCGTGTTCATTCCGGATCTTGTCCGGCCCGGAGACGTTCGCGGAGTTTCGAGGGTCTCTCAGTTGAAAGAGAACTTCGGTCTCGCTGTGGCTCTTCAAAACTACGCCGCTCAGTTCTTCGGCACGGGAACGAATATGGCGGGCGTGATCGAGTTCCCTGGAAATCTTTCGGCCGAGCAAGCTTCCGAGCTCGCGCGCGGGTTCGACAACCGACACAAGGGTTGGAAACGCGGACACAAGACCGGCGTCCTAACGGGCGGCGCAACTTTCAAGACGACACAAGTCGATCCGGAGAAGTCTCAAGCGATCGAAGCTCGTCGCCTCGCTGTCGAGGACGTGGCTCGGATCTTCAACGTCCCGCCGCACCTTCTTGGTCTCCCCGGAACCAACTCTTACGCTTCGGTGGAGCAGAACAACCTGGCGTGGGTGACTCACGGTCTTCGACCAATCATTCAAAAGCTCGAGGACGGGTTCTCCCCGCTCTTGGCAAGATCTCCCGGAGGCGCGGACTCGTTCCTCAAGTTCAACATCGATGGGCTTTTACGCGCGGATATTCAATCGCGAATGAGCGCTTACTCGACCGGCCTACAGTCTGGCTTCTTGACGATCAACGACGTGCGTCGTCTCGAGGATCTCGCTCCTATGAAGGACGACTCGGCGAACGTTGTCCGCGTTCCCCTCGCGAACGTCGATCTCACAGAGTCTCACGTAGCCGCTCAACGTGAACGGGTGATGATGGCTCAAGCGTTGGTCTACGCCGGGTTCGATCCGGCCGGAGTTCTTGGCGCGTTGGATCTTCCGGAGATCGCTCACACCGGCCTCCCGTCCGCTCAACTTCAAAGTGTCGCACAGAACGCTCAGGCCGAACTCGACGGCGGCGACGTGGAGGGTCAATACAAGGACGAGGCGGAGTGATGACGATACTTCAAAGGCACGTGACGGTCGGGACCGCTGTCGTCGAGATAGCGGGACACGATAATATGCCGCACGACGTCCACGTCCACAATAACAATACGGACAACGCGCACGTCCTATTCTTGGGCGACGAGAACGTAACGACGTCGAACGGCTTACACGTCGACGGGAAGCAGAGTGTCGTGTTGACGCTCCAACCGGAGGACCGACTTTACTCCGTCTCGAACCACTCGGCAACGGTCGCCGGCGTCTTGGATATTCGGAAGAGCGACTAGTGCCTTACTTTGTGACGGACAGACACCCCGAGTGTTCCGCTTGGGCGGTCGTGAAGGAGGACGGGGAGCTTCTCTCTTGTCAGGGATCAGAGGAGGACGCGATCGAGCAAATGGTCGCTGTGTCTCTCGCTGAAGATCTCGAACCCGGCGGAAGCTACGAGGGCGAGTCGTTCCGCGCCGCTCTCGGAAACGATAAGTACACGACCAGCTCGGAAGCTTCGGCGCGAGCGGACGCGATCGGTTGCTCCGGCTTCCACTCTATGACGGAGGACGGGGAAGAGATATTTATGCCCTGTGATTCTCACGACGCTTACGAACGGGTCGTCGGATCTGGATCGTACCGAGCGCTCCCCGGAGATCTTGTCGAGGGCGACTTCGTCCGCTGGGACTCCTCCGGCGGGACCGCGCGCGGCCAAGTCGAATACGTTATGAAAGACGGCACTCTCGGGATCCCGGACTCCTCGTTCTCGATCAACGCTTCCGAGGAGGATCCCGCCGCGCTCATAAGAGTTTGGCGTCCCGTCGAGGGAGAAGGTTACGAGCCGACCGAGACTCTCGTCGGACATAGGTTCTCAACTTTGACGAAGATCGACTCTTTACGTTCTGAGTCGCGCGAAGTTCAACTCGAACCACCGGCGTATATGAGGGCCGCCGCTCGTCGAGGGGTCGCTTATTTTGAAGAAGGTCTCGGAGGGGACGGCCTGGTCGATCGGACGATACGGGAGGCGAGAGCTATGGCTCGAGGATCCGTCACCGCTGAAAAGTGGGTTCGGATCTCCGCTTGGATCGCTCGACACTTGGGAGATCTTGACGCTCCGGCCGCGAACCCGGACAACGAGGGATACCCTTCGGCGGGAGTTGTGGCTCACCTTCTTTGGGGGTCGGGACCGTCAAAAGCGGCCGCGAGACGAACTCTCCGGTACGCTGAAGGGGTGATCTCGAGACTTGAACAAGAGAACGAGGGAAGAACGAAGGGCGAAGCGTTGAAGAAAATGGAAACACGAACACTCTCGGTTGACTACGAGATCCGAGAGACTGACAACGGAATGTTATTCGAGGGATACGCGGCGGTCTTTGACTCTCCAAGCCAGCCGCTCCCGTTCACCGAACGGATCGCTCCGGGAGCTTTCGCGCGTTCTTTGAAAAATCGGAACGACGTGAAGCTTATGTGGAACCACGACGCAGGGTCGATTCTCGGATCGAGTCGCGCCGGGACGTTGAAACTTGTGGAGGACGGTCGAGGCTTGAAGGTTACGGCCGAATTACCGAACACCACGCTCGGTCGCGATACGGCGGAGTTACTTCGTCGAGGCGACGTTGACGCTATGTCGTTCGGCTTCTCAGTCCCGAAGAACGGGGACTCTTGGTCGGAGGACGGATCCGAGCGGACGTTGAAGGAGATCCGTCTCCACGAGGTATCGATCGTTGCCTTCCCCGCTTACACGGCTACCGCTGGTACGGCGACCGTCCGGGCTTTGGATCGTCTCGCTTTACGAGCGAACGTTGACGTCGACGCTTTGGCGGACGCTCTTCTCAAGTTGGAGAACGGGGAAGATATGTCGGCCGCCGATCGCGGAGTTCTGTCGAACGTGTTGGACACTTTGGCTCCCGAGGACGTCGACCAGGACGCAACGATCGAAAAGACTTCGGATCTCGGTTTGGATCTCCTCGCGTTGAAGAAGAAGAAGCTCGAACTCTTGAAGGGACAATACAATGGCTAATCGATCAGAAATCAAAGCGGCAATACTTCGCGCGACGGGGAACCCGACGTCGGGTCCGATCGCTGATTGGGCGGACGCGATCGCGGACGCTGT